CTCGTGCAGCCATGCGTTCCACAGGTCAGCGATGCGCTGGTGGTTGATCGTCTTGTCGCCGTAGTCCTGAGCGCGCTGCCCGCCAACAAGGGCGGCAGCATGTTCCAACATCTCAGAAGCTTTCACTGTCAAACTTCTCCCTGAGTTCGATGAAGGCGGCGCGAGCTTCGCGATTGTCTTTCAACTCAGACCGGCTCTCGATGTCGCAGTAGGCCTTGATGCCTTCAGCGCAGTCTTCTTCAGACATGGTGAGGGCAAGACCCCGCCTCACCATCCACCTCTGGAACTTCATGTTGCGGCAGAGCATGCCTGCGGACTGCACGGCTCGCTCGCCTTCCTCCATGTCCTTGCCCTTGATGGGCCTGTCATGATCATCGACGGGCAGCATGCCGACCATGTAGCGGCTACCGGGCCGTGCGGAGAGAAGGTCAACAGGAACCTCGTCAGGGTGAATGGTCAGGGTCATGTAGGTGCCCTTCCCGTCCTGCCGCATGGATGTCTTGATGGCCTCGAACTTCAGCCAGGGTTGCTTGGGTTCTGTCATTATCCCTCCGGCACCTCGTCAGAGTTAGATGGGGGCTTTCGCCCCCACCAACTTACGCGACCCGCCACACGCGGATCGTGGTGTCGCCTTCCTGAGCAGCGCGGAAGGAACCCTCAACCTCGCAGTTGCGGATGAAGTTACGCATAGAGGCAAGCTTGTACTCAGCGCGGAAGCTGTCGCCCGGCTGCATTTCCTTCATGGTGACGAGCATCGCATCACGCTGCTTGGACTTGCGGCCCGTGTAGCGGCGCGGGATGGGAATGCCCTTCTCGATCTCAAACATCAAGGATCTCCGTTATGACTGCATAGACTGGCGCGTCATTGCGCTCAGCCCAAACTGCTCCGTGCAGTCCAACCTCATCCCCAATCTTCCAATCCTGCCCATCAGACTTGGGCAGAACGTCTAACTCTCGCAGGATCAATCCAGCATAGTGGGGGTTGATCGCTTTGACCCGCGTCGTTCGCACCACTCCACCGGGTCCACCCCCTTCAGATCCCACCATGTCTTCTCGTCTCCGTATGAGTGAAGCTCAGCGTGATGATCGGCGCAAAGAGGAACAGCCCAATCATCGCCGCTCTTCTTCCCCATCGCGGAGGGTTCGGCAAACATCAGGTGATGCGCCTGCGACCACCGCTGGCATATCAGACAGCCCTGTGTCCGGACCCAGGCAAGACGCTTGTTGTCCTTGCTTCTCACCAAGCGTCTCCCTGTTCCTCTCAAGCCATTCGACAAGATCTATCTGTCGAGGATCAGTGCGGTATGTGTATTCCACCACCGCACCTCACCGATCAGAAGGGAATGTCGTCGTCAAAGGCAGGCTTCGGCTTCGGCTTTTCCTGCTGCTTATTTTCGGAGAGCGAGATCGAGTAGTACTTCCCGTTCTGACCCTCCCTGACCCAGCCAGCCATCCGCATCTTCAGCGGCTCGTTCTTCTTGGCAAGCTCGACCAGCGCCTTCAGCGTCTCCATGTTGATCTCAACGTCTCCGCTGAGGTCAGGAGCCCTCTCGTTGGTCTTGTTGCGGTTGATGAAGAGACGCCCGCCGTAATACTTCTTAGTTTCCATCAGACTTCTCCTTCTGTAATTCCGTGCGCCTCTTGGTGAAGGCGGCGGTGGCGCGCTTCAGCGCGTCGGGGTTGTGTTCCTTCAGAAGATTGCGGCCACTGTAGTTATCGGACCAGCACTGCTTGAGGTCCTCTTCCGTCTTTGCCATCTCGGCTGCGGTGATGAGGGCCGCTTCAGTCTGTTCCGTCTCGACCTTCGGGGCAGCATCCTTCTTCGGGGTGTCCGTGCCGATCCCGATGATGTCAGCCGGGTTCGTCTCGTCAGCGTCCCCGTCCTTCTCGCCCGTAGCGACGGAGAACAACTGACGCATAAAAACCTTGTCCAGATAGGACATGGCAGAACCAACGGTCTGTGCCCCCTGGATCGGGTGGATGATCGTGAGGGTGGTGAAGTCCTTGATGAAGTCACCCTTCACATGCATCAGAGACACGTTGTAGGTGGCCTTGATGATGCCGGTCTTGCCGACGTCAGGCATGATCTGGAAGTCGCTCTCAGACGCGATCCAAGACAGGCCATTCTTGGCGGCAGCGACAGCCACCTTCTCGTAGTACGTATCAATAGATACGTACCTGTATCTGCCATGAGGGTTCATGGCAGACTTGCCAAGGCTACCGACTTGCTCGCGCGTGTCGATGATAGCCTTGATGGTTTCTGGCTTCATGCTTCTCTCCTTCAGTGAGACTATCCTACCCAATCAGAGGAGTTTGTCAAGCTGAGGAGGCGTCCATCCTTCCGGCTTGAGGATCTTTCCATCGGCGCGCTTTTTCACAAGCCCCGTCTCAGGATCCACCTTTGCCATATTAGACCGGATAACTTCCTTCCAGCCATCATCCATCGGGAACCCGGCAGAGTGTCCTGCCCCAATGCAAACAACGATGATGTCGAGAAGTGCGTCGAAACCAGCAACCTTGTCCTGGTTTTCGAGAGACTCGAAAAGCTCCTCAACCTCTTCGGCAATCAGATCAATGTAGAGCTTAAGCTGCTCATCGTTGTACGTGCCAACCGTCTGGCCGCAGGCCAGCATGAACTTGGCTTGGTCGTCAAACACGCTCATTGGTTCAGTCCTTCTTCTTGGTCAGCTTGCCCAGGATGATCTCTGCGCCCGGTCCCATCTTGATGTTCTGTGCCGACAGGACGTGGTTGGGCAGAAGAGCTTCGAGGTTCTGCATCTCGTGAGGCGGCAGGGTGAAGCTCCACCGATCCCCGATCCTGCTGCCGAACTTCTTCCACTGCACTTCGTTGAAGTCAGCCACACACTCGGCTGTCTGATATGGCTCAGTCATTTGCTTACTCCTTCTTCCTGAGGGGGCGCAGCGCGCTCTGCGGCACGAACCACGCAGCCGGTCGGTCTCCGTGTGTCTTGAGCCACTCGTCCTTCCTGCCTTCTGCCCCACGAATCCAGCCATGAACTCGAAGGCGGGTCGGCGTACCCGTCACCAACACATAGACATCTTCGGGCTTGTCATCGTGCCGTATGATGAGGTCGTAGTCTGGCCTGCTGCGCGTGCGGACTTGCACCGAGTGACCGAGATCCGCCCGCTTGAAGCTGGCGACATCCCCGCCCCAATAGCGGTTCAGCACACGCGCCACAGCCAACTCTCCCGCAGCACCAAGGACGTGGATGCTAAGAAGATCCGCGTCTGATTCCAGACCATGATTGGGCTTGCGCTTAAACTGAAGGCTCTCTGAGTGCCTGAGAGTTCCGACAGCCGCAGCCATAAGATACTCGCTCGGGCTCAGCGCGACATCATGATGCATCACGCCTCCTCCCTTCGCTTCGGGGCAGGAGTTTCCACCGCTCTCATAGCTTTCATGACAGACCTGTAGTCGGCCATCGCCCTCTCTGCTGCCGCCTCAAGCTGCACTCTTGCCGCCTCAAAGCCAGCGCGCCAGCCCTCAGCAAAGTCGGTGGTGATGCGCTCGTTCTTCATCGGCAATCCCCAGGGTTTCGCACAGGGCCTGTCGCACTTGGCGTTGTCACCGTGCGGATCGCACTCACAGTGATAGACGCCGTCAGTCATCGTCCCCCTCCACCACTTGCCTTGCGGTGACGAGGCGGTCGATCATCTCGTCAACCAGCCTTGAGGCGTATGTCTCGCCCTTCACCTCAGCCTCGTCGGCCAGCGTCTTCAGAGCGCCCATCGCCTCATCGAACAGGCGGAAGAGCCGTTTATAGTCACTCATTGTTCGTCCCCCTTACCTCTGCCCACAGCTTCCAGATGTCCTCCATATCCCTGAGATACTTATGTCTCAGGGCAGGATGAACATCTCTGATGTCGCCGTGCGTGTGGTAGTCGATCCTCACATACGCCTCAGCATCATCAAGCACACTCTCAACCAACTCGCGGCTGACAGTCACCTTGCCGTGCTGCTGGATGACAGCCTTGGCATGGACCACCACAAAGCCCTGCGCGGCAAGCCGCTCGAAGGCTTCGGTCGCTAGCTTGTCTGCCTCGATGAAGCCGACGCTACGTTCCAGCATGTTGCAGATGATGGTGTATGGGCTCATGCCTTCGTCAGACATGGCTGCTCTTCTTCAGTTCCATGATGGCATCCATCATCTCTTGGTCGCGGTTCATGATCTCATGAAACGTGAGGCCGTCTTCATTCACAGGCCGGTCTGCAATGACAGCCCATGCGTCTTCAAGAGCCTGAACCCTTACGTCCATGATCAGCCTGCTGATGGCAAACGCCTGCTCGGCATTCACCACCATGCCGGTGGCTTCGTAAACCTTGTCAGCCCATTCTTCTGCGGTCATTGCCGCACCGCCAGGGCGCAAGCCACGCTGTCAGGGTTCACGCATGCCGCCCGTCGCAGTTCGGCTTGGTGCTGGTTGTAGTCGTAGATGAGCAAGCCACCGCCAATGACGAGCATGGCGATAACGCCAACAACACCCAACCACACCTTCGTTTCGTCGCCCATCACTCGTCACCCTTCAGAGCATCGCGCGCGATCAGCACGGCGATCTCATGCCCATCCCGACAGTAGCCAATGTCCTTGCCCGGCATGCCGATGCGACGAAGCGCGTCGGTGTGCCTCTCGTACTCGGCATTGAGCCAGCCCACGTTATCAATCCAGGGCAGGATTGCCTTGTGAGCCTCAGACAGATCCGTCGAAAGCCTGTCTCGTTCTGCCCAAGCCATACCTCGTTCGTGCTGGATCTTCTCCATTTCAGACACCAGCCTAGACAGGTCCATCGCCGTCACTGTGCCGCCGTCCTTGACGTGCATGAACAGCCTGCGCGCCAGCGCTACACCTTCGTCAGCCATTGCATCCCTCCAGCGTCGCAAGTGCGATGTCGATAGCCTGCTGGTGTCTGTCACCGTCAGGGTTGATGATCGTGTCGTAGTCTGCGCTGTGTGCGATCTTCTCTAAGGCGGAGCGCAGCCGAGCGATTTCTCGCTCAGCCTCAGCCACAGCCTTGATCTGGAAAACCCCAGGCTTCACCTCGATGAGAAAGCTCTCGCCCGGAATGCTGCGCCCACCCCTTTCGACGTGGGCGCTACGCTCAGCGGCTGCGTCGTTCTGCCCCATCACGCAGCCTTCTTCTGGTGCTGGTTCAGGATCTTGCTGCGGAGGATAGCGACCTCGCTGAGCGTGACCCTTCCCACGTTCGGCATGAACCTAATCTTCTCCGCGCGAGCAGAGATGAACGAGTTGCGATCAAGCAGATTGACCCGACGAACCAGCCTCCACGCCCGGTTGGTCATCTTGTGATAACCAAACATCTCCATCTGCTCAGGCGTGAGGTTGGGAATAGACTCAAAGGCAAACTTCATCTGCCTCTTGGGAGCCAAGTTCATCGAAGCATACTTATCCCAGACAGGGTTCTGCCCATCATTGCGCCTCACAGGCTGAGGCTTCTCCTGCTGCGACACTTCCGTATGTTGGATGAACTTGCGCGAATAGCCATTGATCTGCTTCAGCGCATGGCGAAGCACATCAAGCTCGTCGGCTGCGTCATTGATGACGGTGGCGTGCGACATGCCAACAACGTTGGCGATGCGACGCAGGGCGTGAACATTATCAGACATCACTCTTCTCCCTTCTTGGTGGACTTAACTCGGTATCGGACAACACGAACCAGACCCAGCGCATCGAGGATGGACTGGCCCGGTTCACGACGCGCGTTCAGCACGTCGCAGACGTAGGCGGCAGACAGGCCGTGCTTCTCAGCGAACGCCTTCTGACTGCCTGCGTTTTTGCAGGCGGCGGAAAGGCGACGACACACTTCGACGGAGTCGAGATAAAGGTCGGCCATCACCACCACCCAAAGATAACGCCGGTCCCATGCACAATGCCGACCGGGAAGAACACGAGGCCAGCGATGAGCATCGCGGCCCAATTGGTTGCCACGCACGCGATGACATGCGCGACCATCGCGACGATGCACCACAGCAAGACAAGCGGGGGAACGATATCAGACATTCTTTTCTTTCCTCTCTGCGGCCAACCGTTCAAGCTCGTATTCATCTGGCTGAATGCGGCAGCGCAATCCATTCCAAGTGAAGTCGGTCGTGCCCCTCATGTGGCGACGAACCCACGCGAGAGACTCGCCGTCCATTTCAGAGTGACGCTTGCGCGCGTGTGCAGAAACCCAATGCCGCAGCGCCGCACGACGATCCCTGCCGGGCGGGATGTCTCTCAGCCTGAACACTTCGCGGGCTCCAAGCGGGTCCGTCAGAAAGCGAAGGCGAGGGCCGCTGTTGTGGCCGATCCACACGCTCCACTCATATCGGAAGGCAAGGGCAGCACCGAGTGCGACAGGGATGGCGCGATCCCTTGGTGCACCTTCGATGGTTCGCGGTGCAGCGTTGACCCACTTGCCATTCACCATCGCCATCGGGGCGCGCGCAGACATCGCCGTGCCATCGGGCTTTGCGAACGCAACCTCGTCCATGATCATAAGGGGCGAGAAGATGGAAGCGCCGAGCTTTCGTGCGTCTTTCGTCTGGATCGAGCGGACGCGCGAGAATTGCATCGTGCCTTCCGGCCACCGATCTGTGGGAGGACCCATATTGACGTTCGCGTCTGTGACCATTCGCACATCGACGGGCCACAACGCAGGCCGTCCATCATTGACGGGGACCATGAACTCCGGTGACGCACTAGACCTTGCGTTGCTTAACGCCATCGGCACAGCGCCATCCATAGAGGCGAGTGGCACATAGAGACGGTGCCCTTTGTCCTCATCCTCACAAAGATGCATGAACGCCAGGAGACGTTCAGCCGCTTCTTCGACGTTGTCGTCCTCGATGTCTGGTTCAGACATTCTTCTCTCTCCTATTCAGCCGGGACCATTCGGCCCCTTTGTTCTGCCCTACGAAGAAACTTGGCATCGGCCAGGGCGAGCCGCTTACCAACCTTGTCTCCACCAGCCGCGTGATACAGAGCCTCTGATAAAGCCAAGGCTCGCATTGCTCGGGCAGTATTCCCTTCAGCGGCAAGGCGACGCGCGTTGTCTGCAATCGCCACAGACAAAGCAGACAAGCAGAAATGTCGCTCCGTCATGCCACCTTCCCGGAAACTTGGATCAGGGGGCAGGCCCAGATCGGGAGCTTGATGACAAGCCATCCATCTTCAATCGACCAGGGCGCGTCCTGTGCTGGCTTGTTTTCCTTCAGCTTCACATCATCAAAGGGAACGGCGACGCTGCATCCACCGGCTCTCCAAGTTGCGTGCCTGCATTCATGAGCAAGCGCGTCCTCCGGAGCCATGCGAATCCTGAGCTTGCCTGCCATCCGGTTGCGCTCAACGATCACCTTTTTGTTGTCTGTCGCGCCGAGTGCGATTTCGGCGGCGACCTTCTTTGTCATCGAGACCGCAAGGGCTGGGTTCTTCCTGCCGTTCGGCACGCGCCAAGCGACAGTCACTCCGTTGTTCCTGTTGGCTGATGTCTCAACACGTTCCCAGGTCATGCTGCCCTACGTTTAATGGAGTTACGGACTTGGCTTCGGAAGTTGAGAGCGGATCGCTTATCAGACGGACTGGCTGAGACAGTCATCGTC